GCCATTAATTCTGCCTTATCTCCATATCCTGCCTGCTTCACGTCAAATTCTGCTTCACCATCCCATGCAATAGTATTCACCACAACGCCATTAACGATGATTGCGTAACGGTTGCTCATTATGCGTACTCCTCAATAATTACAAGACCATCAGCGCCACTACCTGAGCCACGCGGAGTGCCGCCTGATGGATACGAAGATCCTGCACTTGCGCCGCCAGGATACCCACCGTTATCACCGTTGGAGCCGGTGCGGGCCACACCCGCAAAACTTGCGAATGCTGCACCGCCTTGCCCGCCTATGCTGGCAATCGCTGATCCCTGACCATCTTGGCCCTTAACCAGCAGAGAAGCAGTAGCCTTTGAAGAAGTCGGGGATCCGCCGATTGCAGTACCGGAACCGCCACCGCCACCGCCTCTGGCAGTAATTCCAAGCAATGGAATCAAAGTGTCTCCTCCGGCCACTCCTGCAGCCGCGCTATTTGCCGGTACCGCTGTGCCTCCCTTGCCAACAGTAATAGGAATCGATGTCAGCCCCGACAAATCTATCGTAACCTCGACATAAGCCCCGCCTGCACCGCCTATTGCGCCTACGCCTGAGGTTGCCGTTCCAGCACCAGAGCCTCCTGCGCCCCACGCCCTCACACGCACTTTTTTTGTTCCATATACAGGAATGTAATTACTGGTTATTGGAAATGACTGGATATTAAGAAGACGTCCAACAGTCAAAGCCGTCATTGATGATTTTAGGTTTGCAAGAATAGTGGCAGGCGTTCCGTTATCGAGCACATCAACCGAAGCAGAATCAGAAATGAACTGAGCAAGTACATATGCCATCGTTGATGACTGGCGTAAGGTTTTATTAATCTGTGCGGACGACGCCTTGCCTGACTGGAAGCCAGTAAGCAGCGCTGCCAGTGCTTCATAATCCGCCTGGCTTGTGACGTTTGCACCGGAACCGATGCCAAAAGCTTTGAAGTTATTAGTAGCCATTAAAGTGTTTTCTCCCATGCGCCATCGTCAAATCCGGCTATGTATTCATTATCCATGTCGAAGCCAAAGAAACGGCTACCGACTGAAGGGGTTTCAATTGATGGTGTCTGGATATCACCGGCCCACACGCCAGCTGCCTTAACCGTGAGATAGCCTTGCCTGATTGCAGCAAGTAATTCGAGCGAGACCTGGGATATATCAATTTCCGGAAATACCCAGACTGAGATAGTCATATCTTGATTGTCGACAATCTGCATTTTAAGGCCTGAGCCTTCCAGAGCCGTTTCCAGGATCGACGGCAATGAGTCGTTTTGCCCGTCCCAATTATTGATGGCTACCTTCGCTTTAAGCACGATTCGGTATGTTTCGTCACTCAGGCTTGTAAATCCTGCATCCGGGTCATAGGGCCCCTGCCACACGCCCTGATCCCAGCCAAGCGCGTCAGTATCAAAAGAAAAATAAACGCCGCTAATTGGCTGACTTACGATTCTCGATCGTCCTATCCACTCTCCCAGCACATCCAGTTGCACGCCCAGCGCATTATCAATGTCGAAGGCGGTGGGAAGACTTTGCAGTGTTGCAGAGGTATCTGAAAGAGGCCGTGTTGAAAGATCAATATGCTGAACAAAAAGAGGCTTACCCCTGTGATAATTGGTAATCCTGTCGGTGTATTTGCTCATGAGGTCACCGTGAGCGCGATATTAGCTGTGTTGCAGGATGCGGACTCGTTGAAGGCAATAACAATATTTGATGCAGCCAGCGATCCGGCTGAGCGGCCAATGACCATGGCGTTAATATCGTAATATCTGGCGTTTCCCCCACTCACCACGCCGAGGTTGGCTGGAGAATAGAGGCGGCTGAGAAGCACATCGTCGCCGATCGTAAGGTTATTGATGTAGTCGGCGATAGCCTGCTTAATCTGCTCGCCAATCTGCGTGGTATAGCCGGTAAAAACTTTTAACGTAATGGCGGCGTATATCGGCACGTTCGCTGAGCGGGAGAAACTTATTGGATGAGGGTTATCATATTTATCCGGCACCGTGATAGTGGTTGAACCATAGGTGCTAACGCCCTGGCCTTTCTTGCCACGGATTACCTGAGCAATGGCAGTGGAGTCTCCGCCGTCGACAATGGCTGCTATTGAGTGCGCCGGTAAGCCATTACTGTCCACAGCACCAGAGTCATTTTCGTAAAGCTTGTGCCGGGTTACGCCTGCCACATTAGCTATGGCACCATCTACTGCTTCAAATGGAGTAAGAGCTGGAATAGCCACGCTCTGTGACTGACGGATACGCAGTTGAGCATCAGTTTCAGCAGGAGAGCCTACGGTTGCAGCATTCGCATTTGAAACTGCTGTCCAGCCGCGCGTGGGGGTGTTTATTTTTGTTATGCTGCCAGCAACTGCTGCCACGGCTCCGGAATTAGCGCAGGTAGCTGTTACCGTAACCGTCCCGCCCACGCCGATTGTAACGCTTACCGGCAAATTCCATGTCACACCGTTAGCGTCCTTAACTGAGCCGTTTGTGATAGTCACCCCTGGCGTACCGGTAAGCGTCACATCTACAGTCGAATTTGTAGCCGTTTTACGAGCAATTCCGTTAATTTTTACATTGCGCGTCAGAGCGTCAGTCATCCCGGAAGACGGTGAGAAGGAACTGTATACCTTAATTGCTGTGTTATTTGCGTCATGCACTGCCAGCGCCACCAGGGCAACCATCTGACCATCCTTGCTGTCCGGCTCCAGATAAGCATCGGTGCCGTAAATCTGCTGAAAGTAGTCAGTGATGGTGCTCAGGATTGTCTGGTAATCGGGCGCACTTATCCCTGAGGCGGTCACCCTAGCGGAGAGCCCCAGCGTATCGAGATTGAGAGCCATTATGCCTCGCTTGTGACGGTCGTCGTTCCGTAGATGGTGTCGATGGTTGCGGTGAAAATCACACGCCGGGAGGAGGTATTGAGGTTAGTATCGAATGACTTAATCGAGTTCACGCCGGGCGTCTCAAGTATCCGTTTGCGGATAGCGAGATTGTAGGTTTCAGGCTTCTGCTTACCGAGTACCGACTGAACCCAAGGTGTGCCATCTGTTGTGTCGAGGAACCACTGACCGTACCAGAGCAGGAAGCGCGTCTTAATGGCCTGAGCAACGCATTCAGGTGAGTTAATCAGCCAGGTGTCATCCCCCTTGCCGAAGGTGTAATCACCATTTTCATCTTCGCGTCTGTATCGCATCAGTTCACCTTGCCGGAATTGCCAGAGCCAGACTGAACGCCGTTATGCGTATGCTGGTCGCTGATGTCTTTGCCGTTGGATTTCAGGCTGCCGATGAATTCGATGGCGCCGGTAATTTTTGCTGCAGTGCCTGTCACAAGGCTGCCCACCATGCCGCCCATCCACGTCAGTAACCCTGCTATCGTTACTGCCTGGCTGAACTTCGCCAGAGGGGTTGTTACGTTCAGGCCGCCCGGGGCGACGATGTTTACCGCATGACTGTTAGGGTCCAGCTCGATATAGGCCGCGCCATCATCGGTTCTCATCTGCAGCGTTGACGGGCTGATATTGCTGATAACTTCTGCCTGAGACTGCGGGCCGATGATTGCGAAGGCGTCTGAAAGGTCGTGCTGTCTCGGGTCTACCGGCTCCTGAATGCCGCCGTTCTGCCACCAAAAATCAATGCACCTGTCGCTGAAGATGACAAGGCACTCATCCCCCTCTTTTACAGGGAAGGTGATCGTGCATCCGCCGCCACGGGGAAATACCACCGGGACGTCGAGAAGCAAAGGAAGAGGTGCCGATTTGAAGTTACCCAACTCATCGGCCGTCTGGCCGCTAATGGCTGGCTGAACGGTGCAGGTGCAGGCGATCGGGTCAAAGGTCTGGATAATGCCGGGCATGGAAACGCGAAGCATAGAGAAGATGGAATCTGACAGCGCTTTATAGGCCTGCGATTCACCGCCAGCCTGTGATTGTGGTGAAACTGGCATATTAGCTCCAATAAAAAACCCGCCGTGGCGGGTTTAGTTGTTAGTGTAGCGCTTGCATTCCGGTCCCTTGGTAGTCGCGGCATGGAGCAGATAACCGCTCCATCGTAACGTACCCTTTATTGCCTTGTTGTGAGCAAAGTTCCGTATGCATTCTTGCCAGCTTCGCTGCGTGCCCAAAATCAATATAATCTCTGTAGGATGCTTCCCTTAAAGCTGCTGATTTTGTTTTGCTGGGAATATCTTCGTTTTTGGTCATCTTTGCGAACGCTGATATGTCTTGGGCCATTATAGTAATGCACTCTTCTTTATAATCATTGCCTGAATAAGCTGAAGCCCTTCGGCAATCTTCAACATATTTAGAAACGGCTCGCTGGAAGCTTTCCGCAGTAAGTTGATAATCGCCAACTTTGACATATACTTTTCTTGGATCGGTTGTTCCTGGATATCTGGTAACAAAATCAATTTCGTTCAGCGCCTTTGACAAAGATGTTCCAGCAACAGATTTTTTATCTAATGCCATTTTCTCAATCGGCACTTCAGGATGAGTGCGGAAAAATTCCTTTTCCTTTAGATCAAACTTAGCATCTCTTTCTGCTTGCCTAGCTTGATCACTTTTTTCCGCATCAGCCTGCTTAATTTTTTCACTATTTATCCAATCATGAACATCATTTTTATTTTCACCCGCCAACCTATTTAATCCACTGCAAGCAGTTATACACATAGTTAAGGTCGCAATTAGAAAAATATTGATGGTTTTTATCATGATATTTGAGGAGACCTTGTGATAGCAGTTGATGTTTGAAGGTCTGCGGAACCTCTGGCTCGGCACATCAAATCCATATACCAGGCTTGTCCGCGAGTATCACCAGTATAACTGATGGATTGCACGATATACACGCCATCGGTCGCAATACTTGCGGGCTGTTGCAGCGTTCCGTTAACGTTCAGATTCCCGTTATTTTCGGTCTCAAATATGCGCCCGCCTGACCGCTGGATTTCATCGCTTGAGAGCGCTGAGCGATACACAGATGCCTGGTCCAGCTCTATCAGTCCACCAACCCGAATATTGGGGTTAATCAGGCAGCGAACATTCACTCCAGCACCCATGGTCTGCTGAGGCATGCCGATGAGTCCGGTGCGGCTGTTAAGCACGATCGCTTCATGGATGTACTTATCAGTGCTGACCATCTGTGCCTGACCATCCACAATCTGCCAGTTGGCATTGCACTGGTCAGCAACATTGCTCATCACGTCGCGCGCCAGGCCATACATCACCCGGCCGCGAGGGAATACGGTGTCAGGCATTTGAGCGGTAATGCCCTGAGTGACGCCGAAAGGCTGGAAGCTCTGCATTGTGGCGGCATGTAAATCGGCCACCGTGTACCCCGCTGCGAGCGTGGTGTTGACCTTGGCAGCAACAAATGCCTGATGACCGTCAATGGCCTGAATCAGGATATAAGT